TTTTGGTTTGGTTTTTTCTTTTTAGTTTTCTTAGGAATGAGTTGCTTGTTATCATTCATATGGGCAAAAGGACTACAAAACCTAAATCAACACAATTTTGTAACCCCCTCACCTATCGCGCCTCTCTCTAGGCGCTGCGTCGTGAAGAGACTAGTTATAGTCTTTTAATAGTGTTTTCAGGAGGGGGTGCTGAATAAACACAAAGGGACGGTCTGGTATCAAAGCTTCTACTTGCGACCACCACTCTAAAGGCACATCATAATGTGAACTCAACTGACCTTCTGGATCCAGTAAAACCACACTGTTACCAGTCGGCTTCACTTGATGATCTTCAAGCAGATTTTTAATTTGTTCACTTTTAGCATACTGTGCACAGAATCGCCTAACTAACGGTATTGGAGCAAAGGTGTTGTACGAATGCGCTATGTCATTCATAAACAACTCCGCTGCTCGTTTTAACCGCTGATCTGGAAGGCAATTCTCGCGCTTTAATACTAATTGATAATGCGCCAAAGTACGAGGGTCTTTCAAAGACTTACCCATTTTCAGAAAACGGCTAGGTAACGGACCCCAGAAATAATCTAAAACGCCATGAGAACATCGATACCACATACCTTTTAAAAAGGTAGCTTTCTCAATGTTTTCGTGCGTTCTGATTTTCATCTTGAAGCCCAATTTTCCGAATTCTTCTACATACTCCGACTGTTGAATAAGGACATGCATCCACGCATAAGCCATGTTGATCGAATTTCCCAAACTGGTATCAGTACCACCAGTATCACGAATAGGTCTTTGAGTTCTATCCACACGGAAGAACCCTTGACCAGTTCTAGGGTAAGCAACATAAAGAGCTTTCGTCAATTGCTCTAATGCGTGAGTACATTGATGAGAGACACCCAACCGGGTCAGTATATCTCTCTCAAATTTCAACGGACCAAAGCTTTGGCTTTGGTCAAACATCGAAGCATCTCCCTCTATCCACTGCTGGGTGTGTCGATTAAACACCAAGCTGTCGTCGCCAGACACTATGATATGAGCATCACAGGTAGTGTCTAGTAAAACCCAATGTAGCCAATGACTCAGATCCAAGTCAGTAGCCGCGCCTGCATAGACAACAGACGCCCTATAGCCTTTTATGTCGAAAATGTACGGATGTAACGGATGCCACAACTCTTTTAACCGAGCTTGGGCTACATAGACCTCCGGACCAATTGCTAACTGCGCGACCTCATCAACGTTAGCTATCGACCGCGGATTCATCTGGGGGTATCCATCATCATCTTCTTTTATCAACATTTCATCAGTCTTCGCCATAATGTTCGTAGCCAAGAGGGCTTTGTATAATACATTCCAGTTATTTACTAACTGGTATTTGGCTCTCAAATAACGCTTCCTCTTGATACCATCTTCAAAATGGGCTATCCACTCATCAACATGCTCCAACCAACTTATACCCAAATGCACAGGCATGGTAGGAACATATTGGTCCATAACAGCCCAAGCTTCCGCTTGAGCTAACGGATCCATCGGAGGACTAGCCATAACGCGATTTTTAAAGACCGCTAGAAGGTTATCATCAGAACGCATCGGGACGAACCCGGGAACATTTGTTGGTAAAAACCAGAAATACCAAGCTTGCTGAGGTTTCTTGGTAGGCATAGGTAATTCATAATCGAAAACCAAATCGGGACATTGGGGCTTTGGGGCGAAACAAGGATAAGCTTGCTGAGGAGTCTTTGCCAACTCACTAGGGAAGTCGGTAGCTCCTTGGGTAATAACCCAACGCTGCTTATCTGGCCAGTCTTTCACATAGAAGTTTTCCCTAAACTCAGCATAGGGAATAGCTGGCAACGGCAAAGGTGTACTGCGAAGGTAAGTCACTAACCAAGCAAAAACCAAGCAACAGAGTCCCATCCACCCTATAGACCCTAAGGTCGGGGCAGTCAAGACTTGATCTAGATTTTGTAACGCTCCGGCTAGGAATTCCTCTAAATACGGCAGAATTCCAAGATGATACAACCCTATGAAAAAGGCAGTACGGAAATCACCTTTGCTAAGGTACTGGCTGACTGTAATAGGACCAGCCAAAGCGGGAAAGAAATTATACACAGTATGAGTCAACACACGAACCCAAAACGGCAAATGTGACGAACTATCATGGAAGTAAATTGGTCCAATAGCCAAAACGGCATGGTCCAACAACGTCCCATTGATAAAAAAGTTGACAAGTTTAGACCAGTATTCAATGACTCCAAAAATGGAACCAGGACACCAAATCTTGACGATCTCCTCTATTATCACGTTCCCACAGATACCATAAATGGCTTCTGGTGCTAAAGTCCGTAACAACTCATATGATCTCAGACTGATAACCATACTACTGCAGAATGCATCCGCATGAGTTCGGTAGGCTGACACCAATAAAGTGCCACAAGTTAACGCACCAAACGTGCCATAATAAACGACATTGTCTATGACACAAGTAGAAGCGCGTTTAAAACCACTGACAACAGCAGGCCAGATTTTTGTCGAAACAAAACTGACCACACTGCTCCCAGCAGTTCTAGCACTTCTACAAGTGACATCCACAGCGCCATTCCAAATGGACTCAAAACTTTTCCTGCTGAGTCCTAAGAACTCAGCAGCCGCTACTTTTGGCGTAGGCCTTAAATATGAAGCCGCCAATCCAGCACCTAGCAACGCACAACCCAAACCTAAAACAGGAAGCCAAGACTTCTTAGGTAGGGGGTCTGCAACATTAACACCCACATCACTGTAAGCATTAAACTGCAGAAACCAGGGCAAAAACGAGTGCACACGCCTCATGATACGAACCTTTTCAGGCAAAGCGTCACAGTATGCCGCCGCAGCTACGCGTAAAACGTAGGACCTGAGTTTCTTTTCTTTTGGAAAAGCTTTCCTCAGCTGCATGACATGCTTGTCTTTTTTCGTCTCAGTTAACGTGGTGTGTACACTCTGACTCCAACTCAATTTATCGAA